CACCACGTGGCCGCTCTGCCCCGCCTGCCGCCGCCGCGTCATGCCCGACCCCCGACGCCCCGGCCGCACCGCCCACCCCCGCTGCGAGCCGTACCTCGCCAGCCAGCCCGCCGACCACGAAAGGCACAGCGCATGACCGCCGCCAGCCTGCCCACCCCCATCACCACCACCCGCCACCAGTGCCCCCACTGCCGCCGCACATGGGCCAAGAAGGCCGCCGCCGCAACCCACATCGCCCGCTGCTGGTGCAACCCCGACGCCCGGGGCTGCAAGACCTGCCACCACCTCGCACCCGCCGAGAACGGCCCGTACCCCGAACACCCCGGATGGCCCCAGGACTGCACCGCAGACCACGACATCACCAACAGCCTCCGGGCCAACTGCCCCAGCTGGCAGCCCAACACCGCCTGACCCGCACCGCAGGCCAACCGCCCCACCACCAACACCCCAGGGGGTATCCATGACCGCCGCCCTCCACGACCTCATCACCCGCACCGAGGGCCTCCCCTGCCGCACCGACCCCGAGCCCTACTTCAGCCCCGACGCCACCGACCGCCAGTACGCCGCCCGCCAGTGCCACGCCTGCCCCCTGCTGCTCGCCTGCATGAAGTACGCCCTCGCCTCGGGCCAGGAGTACGGCGTGTGGGGCGGCGTGGACTTCGAGGCTCGCGCCATGGGCTGCGGCACCGAACGCGGCTACCAGATCCACATCCGCCGGCGGGAGAGCGCCTGTCCGCGCTGCCAGTCGGCGCACGACGAGGCGGTGGAGGCGAACCGGCGCCAGCTCCTCGCCGAGGCGCACCGGGCCGGCGGGACGACGCGGGGCTACTGGATGCACCGCCGTCTGGGGGAGGAGGCGTGCGTGAGGTGCAAGCGGGCGCAGGCGCGGAAGTCGCAGGAGCGCCGGGAGCGGGACCGCGCGGGCGCTGGGCGGGCGCCCGGGGATGTGGTGGCGCTCCCGTCCAGTGATCCACTCCACGGCCCGCAGGCGCCCACACAGCGCCTCCCGCTCACCGCCTGACCCACCACACCCAGGAGAACCCCCGTGGACCACCAGTGCCCCGGCTGCCCGACCGGCCGCCGACAGCCCCGCCAGTACCTGTGCCTCGCCTGCTGGCGCACCCTCCCCGCCGCCACCCGCGGACGCCTCGCCCGCCGCGACGCACGCGCCATGCTCCGCCTCCGCCACCTCCATGCCGAGCTGGCGGCCGGCACCCCGCTCGCCGTCATCCGGGTCGTCCCGTGACCCGCCGCCTCACCCACGCCCTCGCCGCCCTCTACGCGGTCGTCGCGCTCACCGTCGCCCACCTCGCCGTCCGCACCTGGCCGGCCTCCATCCCGTACGCCCTCCTCCTCGGCGGCGCCTCCGTCCTCCTCGCCGTCGCGATCGCCCACCACGCGTACAGCCGCGACGAGGTACGCGCCGCCCGCGCCGACCTGGAGCGCGCCCTCCGCCCCTACACCACCACCCAGGACACCACCGTCGCCGACCTCGTCACCCCGTGCTGCGAGACCTGGTGGACAACGGCCGGCGCACCGCACACCTGCACCCGGAAGGACCACCCAGCATGACGACGCCCAGCCCGGAGGAGATGACGCGCATGCGCCACGACCTCGCCAACAGCCTCCTCGCGCTCAACGAGCAGATGGCACCGCTCTTCGACTCCGCCGACGGCATGCGCGCCGACTTGGAGAAGCGAGGCTGGTCCCCCACCGCCGCCGAGCAGGTCGCCCTGGTGTGGCTGACCAGCGCGGTCGGCATGGCGATGGGCGGTGCGCAGCGATGAGCCAGCCCACCACGGACGCGCGCGCCGTCGTCCGCGCCATCGACGCCCTGACAACGCAGGTCCGACGGGTTGCCGACGCCCTACAGACGCCCGTCGACACCACCCCTGACGAGCCGACGACGCCCACCGACGACGACCGCGTCACCCGGCTGACCGAGATGCTCACCGGCGTACGCCCCAAGCCGATGGACCCGGTCCACATCCTCGGCGCCGAATCTCCGACCGATCCCGACACCTGCCGCTCCATCGAGGTCGACGGCGAGACGATCAGCGTGCGAGGCAGCGGCGACTTCACCGAACGGGACGCGACCTTCTTCCGGGAGATCGTGCGCGCGGCAAAGCGCCGGTACGAGACGGAGAGCAGCCCGGCCGACGACGAGGACGCGCCGTACCTGCTCCGGGTGCTCGTCGACCGCGCCGCGCGCGGTGTCCTATCCCTGCCCGGCGAGGGCGAGGCCCTGCGCCGCCGCGTCGAGCAGATCATCAACGGTCGCGAGACGTGGAAGGGCAACGCCGAGCACATCGAGCAGGACCGCGACCGGATCGCCCGGCACCGTGACCACCTCGAAGAGCTGCTACGTACCGAGACCGCACGAGCGAACGCCGCGATCGACCGCGAGCACACCGCCGAGGAGGCAGCCGAGGAGGCGCAGGCCGCCATCGAGCGCGTGCGCGCCGTCGGCCCGGACCCACTCAACGGACACCCCGCCGCCCCTCACCAGGAGGCGTACGTACGCGGCTGGTCGTCCGCCATCGACGAAGTGCAACGCGCCCTCGACGACACCGACCCCACCACCTGACCCGGAGGACCCATGGACCAGAACCAGCGCCGCGCCCGAATCATCAACATGCGCCAGGGCAAACCCCTGCGCCGCCCCACCCGAGACCCCGACGCCGTCACCACCTACAGCTACTTCATCCAGTCCCGCCCCCACGCGGACGCCGAATGGGAGCGCCCCTCCGGCGTCCACATCACCTGGGCGTCCAAGACGAAGGCCCTGGAGCGGCTCGGCTCCCGGCGTGAGATGCAGCCGGGGTGGGAGCACCGGCTCATGGAGAGGATCACCATGGTCACCGAGCGGCCCGCCACGGAGGACTAGACGCAGACCAGACGCCCCGCTACCCCGTCCGACGACGGCAGGTGACGGGGCGTCGCCACGTCCTACAACCCCCGCCGACGAGACCTTTGCTCAGGGGGCACCGGAGGACGCAACCGATTAGACGTCTCCCTCGCCGCATTCGCGATACGCGCCAACCCGCTTGCGTACAGGTTCGCCTCGCCATACCCCAGCTCGGCGTACACGATCGTTCCAGTCTCCGTACGCAGCGCAATCCGGACGATCTGATGGCCGCTTTCCAGCGTGATCAGTTCAGGGGTCATGACCTTGGCCTCCAGCATGTTGGGGCCTGCCGCGCGCTTCTCCACCTCGCTCATGCCGCGACCGTACGGCGCACCCTCCGATTCCGGTAGAGCGCACGACTCAGTGCATCCCCTTCCAGATCCGCCACGCCCGCGACCGGTCCGTCCCGATCAGCTCGCCGATCTCCGGGAAGTCCAACCCCTGTTCCTCGTGCATCACGGCGACCGCTTGCTGTCGGATCTCCTTCGGCAGCGACTTCTCGGCGGCCCACTCCCGCAGCACGAGGCCCGCCGCTCGCGCCCTCACCCCCGCGTCCGGGATCGCCTCCAGCTGACGCAGCGCCTCCCGCACCGCCGCGAACACGGCGTCAGCCGCCTGACGTGCGTCGTCTACCTCGTCGGCCATCCCGCCACCTCCCGTCGGAGAGTAAGTCTCCCCACCCGACCCCGTGTCGGGTACCCTCAACCTCGTTCGGTGTCGGATACCCGACACCAGCGTCTGGGTGAACCGACGACGCCCCACAACAAGCGAGCCCCGGCCGGGACGGTCATCCGGGCCGAGGCTCTGACCACAGGAGACGTGACTCCACATGGCTGAGCAGAAGCCTGCCACACCACCACCCCCGACCGGCCCCTGGTACGCCAGACTTGCCACCACCGCCGGCCGCCCCGCCGTCCTCGCCGCCACCCTCATCATGTCGATGCCCGGCGAGTACCACGTCGCCAAGTACGCGGGCTGGTCCGACCCCTGGGCGTACGGCATGCCGTTCTCCCTCTCCGCGTACGCGGGCATCGCCGCCGTCGTTGCGGCCACCCGCCCCAAGGGAGCCCGCGGACGCTGGTCCGCCACCCTCGGCGCCGCCTTCGCGATCGTCCTCGCGCTCGCCGCTCAGGTCGTCGCGCACCTCGTGCAGACCGGGCACATGGACCACAACCAGCCGTGGCTGATCGCGGTGACGTCGATGGTCCCGCCCGCCGTGCTGGCGCACCTTCTGCACCTCGCGGCCACGCCCGTGCCGAGGGCGGAGACGACGCAGGCCGCACCCGCCATCGCCGTGGAGCGCGCCGACGCTGCGACCGTACCGCCGATGCCAGCGCAGGCCCCGCAACTCCCCGCCGTCGCCCCGGCCCCAGCCGCCGCGCAGCAGCCGCCCGCGATCACGTACGCCGATCCACGCTGCGCCGCCGTCCGCCCCCTCTACGACGCCGGAACCCGCCCCTCGACCTCCGCCATGCGCGCCGCCCTCATCACCACGTACGGCACCGCACCCGGCGACTCCACGATCCGAGGCGTCATCCGCGCCGAGATCGAGCGCCACGAACCCCACCTCGCGCACCTCCCCCAGCTCGCCCCCGTGCTCCCGCCCGCCGCCGGACAACGCCCGTGAGCGCCGCCGCGTTCGGCGTGCTCTTCGTGCTGGCCTTCGCCGGCGCCCTCATCGGCCTCGCCCTGGTCGACCTGCGCACCGTCCCCGTCACCGGCACGGTCGCCGCCCTCCTCACCATCGCGGCGCTCGTCGTCGCCGTGCACCGCTAGGAACCCCGTGACGTACGTGACCTACGGCGGAGTCACCATCGGCCTCTGCCTCCTCATCCACCAACTCGTGACCTGGTACCCCGGCTACAAGACGCTCACCAAAGACCCCGTCCGCCAACTCGCCGGCCTGCTCCCGTTCCTCCTCGGATGGGCGTATGGATGCCTCACCACCCTCGGCGTCGGAGGCGCCGTCGGCTTCGTCTCCAAGACCATCCTCGGCCTGTCCAACTGGCTCGGCGACGTCGCCCTCGTCTGGGGCGTCGGCGGCGCAGGCGGTCAGTCCGCCGCCGCCACGTTCACGCCCGTCTCCGGCCCCGGCCTCGGCGTCGTCCTCATCCTGACGGTCGCGTTCATCGCCGCGGTGAAGAAGTCCAAGTACGGGTCCGAGCTGAAGCGTGGTGCCTGGTGCGGAATCTGCCTGGGCACCTCCGCCAGCGTCGCCGGGTTCGCCGCAGTGCCCCTCGCACAGGCTGCGTCCGCGATCGGCGACCGCGTGTACGGGGCGTTCTGATGAGCGCCGCGAAGGAGCCCGAGGGCGAGCTGTCGCCAGTCGCCGGGGCGTGCGCGGCGGTCCTTCTGGCGGGCGCTGGCGCGGGCGTCCTGTTCGTGATCGATGAGGGGCTCGGCATCCTCACGGTGGTCTCGGTGGGGACGGTCGCACTGTGGCGGTCGGCCCGCCGCATGTCCGATTGGTCCGCCACTCCCCCACCGCAGGAGGAGCGCCCCTCTTGCCGAGAGTGCGCAGCTCACACGCTTCTCAGCGTGACCCCTCTCAAAGGCCGGAAGGGGATGTTGATCTACACCAGCGCTCCGCCAGACCGGCCTAGCTACACCCACGTGCACATCGCCGAGGGGGTGACCGACCGATGATCCGACGCCTCCTCGCAGCCACCTACGAGTACTGCGCGAAGTGCGGGTGGTGGGTCAAGGACTGCGGCCACTGACCGCTGTCACACCCTCGTAGCAGACTGGTCACAGGGCCTCGCCGGAATCCCCCCAGGCGAGGCCCTCCTGTCTGCCCCCTGTGGCACCATCCCCCTACACACTGTCCAAGGGGGGACACGATGCGCATCCGCGCCACCATCACCGCCACCACCGCGCTCCTCGCGCTCACCACACTCGGCGCCTGCTCCTCGTCCGACGACGACAAGGCCGCGCCCACCACGCCGCCGGCCGCCGCCACCCCGAGCAGCGCACCCAGCAGCACGCCGACGCCCGTCGCCGTCGACCCAGCGCAGGAGAGCAACCTCCGGCAAACCGTCCAGGACTACACCGAGGCGTACTTCAAGGGCGACGCCGAGGTCGGCTACGACACCCTGTCGACGCGCTGCAAGGCCAAGGTCTCCGCCGAGCAGTACAAGGCCGTAGTTGAGCAGGCCGCCGCCGACTACGGGCCTCAGATCGTGACCGAGCTGGTGATCGACGAGCTGTCCGGGAAGCTGGCGCGGGTCAGCTACGGCGTGGGCCTGCCGAAGTTCGACCAGACGAAGCAGCCGTGGGCGCTGGAGGGCACGGCCTGGAAGTACGACGCCTGCTGACCCAGCGTCAACCGGCCCCGTCGACCAACGTCGGCGGGGCCTCGTCGTACCCGGCGGATTGCAGCCCCCAAGATCCTGAGCCGCCCGAAATCCGTACCGTCCCTGCCAGGGAGGTGCGGGTGCCAAGGCGACAGGCGAACCACGACGTCGGCCTCGTGCGCGAGCACGAGGTCGTACGCCTGCGTACCCGTGAGCGCCTCGGCTTCCGCGAGATCGCCGACATCCTCGGCTGCGACGTCAAGAACGCGCACACCGCCTGGAAGCGCGGTGTCGAGGCCCTCGCGCAGGAAGCGGCCGACGCGCACCGCCAATACGTCGGCGAGCAGCTCGCCACCCTCGACATCGCGATCACCGGCCTCATGCCCAAGGTCGTCAAGGGAGACGTCCGCTCCGACGAGGCCCTCGTCAAGCTCCTCGACCACCAAGCGAAGCTCCTCGGCTTGTACGCCCCCGTGAGGGTCAACGCCACCGTCACCGACGAGCGGATCGCTCGCATCAAGGAACTCGCCGAGAAGATCGCAGAGCTGGGTGCGGGATGACGACGCACGCTGACCTCGACGCCGAACTCGCCGACCTCACGCCCGAAGAACTGGACGTACTGGAGCAGCAGCTTGCCGAGATCTACTGGCAGAAGCGGTGGGACCGGTGGACTCCGTACCCCTGGCAGGTTCCACCCGACCGCATCCCCACCCTCGGCTGGTGGCTCCAGCTCGGGGGCCGTGGCACCGGCAAGACTGACGGCTGCGCCCGCTACATGGTCGCCCACGTCAACGGGCCCGCCTGCGACCCGCGCCTTCCCGGCGGGCACCGCATGGCGATCATCGCCCCCACGCAGGGCGACGCCGTCGAAGCGTGCGTCAACGGGCCCTCCGGGCTGAAGGCCCACGACCCGCGCGTCTCCCTGCGCACCACAGTCGGCGGGACCTTCGTCCGCTGGCCGTCCGGCGCCGAGGCGAAGCTGTTCGGCGCGCACGGCCCCGACGACGTCGAACGCCTCCGCGCCGGCGGCAACCGCTGCTTGGTGTGGATGGAGGAGGCTGCCGCGATGCGCCGGCTGAAGGACGCCATCACCCACTCGGAGATGGGCCTGCGCATCGGCCCGAACCCCCACTACGTCGCGAGCACCACGCCGAAGCCTCGCACGGAGATCATCGAGCTGGACGCGCGCGACGACGTCATCGTCACCCGAGGCCGGACGCGCGACGCGGTCCATCTCCCGCAGGAGCAGCGCGACCACCTGATCCGGAAGTGGGCGGGGACTGCGACCGAGGCCCAGGAGCTGGACGGCGTCCTCCTGAAGGACATCGAGGGCACGCTGTGGAAGCGGACTGTCCTCGACCGCACCCGCGTCGGCGCGACGCCCCCGCTCGTACGGATCGTCGTCGCGATCGACCCGGCCGCCACCGACGGCGACGAGTCCGACGAGATGGGCATCATCGTGGCCGGGCTGGGCCAGGCGTACATCCCCGACCGCAACGGCTACGCCCGCCAGCACGCCTACGTCCTCGACGACCTGTCCGGCCGCATGTCCCCCGAGGAGTGCATGCGGAAGGTCGCCGAGGCGTACCACGCGTGGAAGGCCGACGTCGTGATCGCCGAGACGAACAACGGCGGCGACTGGATCGGGACGACGCTGCGGCAGATCGACAACACGGTGAACTACGACACCGTCACCGCGACCCGCGGCAAGGCCACCCGCGCCGAGCCGGTCGCTGCCGTGTTCTCGCAGAACGCCGCGCACATCGTGAACAGCCTGCCCGAGCTGGAGACGCAGCTCACCACGTGGGTGCCGGGGAAGGACAGCCCGGACCGGCTGGACGCCATGGTGTGGGCCCTCACCGCTCTCATGCTCGCGCCCGCGGGCAATTCCGCCGCGGTCGCCTGAGGAGGACGACGTGAGCCAGTACAGGAACCGGGCCCTCGGGCGAGCGGCGGAGAAGCGCGCGCTGAGCCTCGATACGCTCCGGGACCGCATGCCGATCACCGTGGCCTCGATCGGCGGACAGCAGTCCCTCACACTGTCTCTGGACGCCGAGGCCCGCGGCTTCTCCAACAGCGCCGTGGCGTACCGGTGTGTGGACGCCATCGCGAGCAACGCGAGCAGCGTGCCCCTCGAAGTCGCGCGTCCCGACGGCTCGTTCATCGAGGACCACCCGATCGCGCACCTGTTCAACAAGCGGCCCAACACCTTCATGTCGGCGCGCGCGCTCAAGTACCTCGCCTTCATGCAGGCCGAACTGGCGGGCCAGTCCTTCGTCTGGCAGGACCGCGGAGAGACCGGCCTCGGCGACCCGACCGAGATCCACCTCGTCTTCGACCAGGTGGACGTCGTGGTCGACAAGCCGATCCGCCTGCGGCCGACCACGGCGAACATCGTCGGTTTCATGATCCGGCGCGCGGACGGAACGCAGGTCCCGGTGCTGCCCGAGGAGATGCTGTGGCTGCGGTACCCGCACCCCTTCGATCCCCTGGGATGCCTCGCGCCGTGGAAGGCCGCCCGGCACGCCGTCGACATGGACGCCTTCGCCCGCGAGTGGCAGAGGCAGTCGTACAAGAATGGCGCCCGCCCGACCGGCGTCGTCTACCTCGGCGACATGGGCGACAAGGAGTTCATCGACGTCAAGGCCGCGTGGCGCAGCAGCATGCAGGGCCCGGAGAACGCGGGCAAGACCCTGCTGGTTCGCAGCAGTCCGGGCGCGGGGCAGAACGGCACCAAGGGCATCGGGTACGAGCGGGTCACCTTCACGCCCGCCGAGATGGAGTACCTGGAGAGTCGGGTCGCGAACGCCGACGAGGTCATGCTGGCGTTCGGCGTGCCGAGGGACTACTTGGTCGGCGGCACGACGTACGAGAACCGGAGCGCCGCGAAGGCCACGCTGTGGTCGGACACGATCCGGCCGAAGCTGGAGATGGTGTCCAGCGAGATCGACTTGCGAATGCTGCCCTCGGACGCCGAGGACGCCGTGTTCGACCTGTCGGGGGTGGACGCGCTCCAGGACTCGCAGGACTCCGTGGCCAACCGTGCGCGGGCCAGCATGTACGCGGACATCACCACGGTGGACGAGGCGCGCGCTTCCCTCGGGCTGGACCCGCTGCCGAACGGCCTCGGCGCGCACACCCTTACCCCGTACAGGAGCCAGTTCGCGCCGGTGCAGGGTGCTCCAGCGGGCGACGAAGCGCGGTCCTGGGACGCGGACTTCTCCCGTCTGATCCCGCCGACGCCCGACGTCGAAACCGTCGTCGAACGAGCCGTCGAAGCTGCCCTCGTACGGCTGCTCGGCGCGATTCCGCCGCAGGTCGACGACCGTCCGACGCCCCGTCTGGAGCGCGCCGACGACACCCCGTCGTCCCCGTCGCTCGCCGACATCAACTCGGCGTACGACGACCTGGAGGGCGGCGGCCGGCGCGCGGTGCAGTCCCTCGCGCGCGAGCAGCGGGAGCGGGTGCTCCGCGACTTCGACCGGCTGATGAAGAAGCCCGAGCGATCCGCGGCGTGGCTCGGCGAGGTCCGGGCGCAGTCCTGCGCACTTGCTCGGGAGCAGCAAGTCACCCTGGCCCCGCCGGACCCGGAGGAGGTGCCGGCCGCGCGCCTCACCGACATGGACGTCGCCGCGGGCCCGGAGGGCTGGGAGGAGCGCGTCAGCGTGCGGGACCTGTTCGACGGCCGGTACTGGCGGCGCCGGACGGGGGAGGTGCTGCGGCCGTGGATCGAGCGAGTGTGGCGCCGGGGCGGGGCCTCGATCACCGGGTCGTTCGACCTCGACGAGCCCGACGTCACGCGCGCCCTGGCCGCCCGGATCGAGGAGTTGGCCGGGCAGGTCACCGCGACGACGGAGCAGGTGCTCCGCTCGCAGCTCCTCGCGCACGGCGTCGCGGAGGGGGAGTCGGTGCCCGAGCTGCGCGCGCGACTCCAGCAGGTGTTCACCAACCTGTCCGACTACCGCGCGACGATGATCGCCCGCACGGAAACCGTCGGCGGCTACAGCCAGGCGTCGTTCCTGGCAGCCCTCGACGCCGGCGCGACGACGAAGCGGTGGCTTGCGACCGGCGACCAGCGGACGCGGGAGACCCACCGGCAGGAGAACGGCAACACGGCCGCGATGAACAAGAGGTTCACCCTCACCAAGTCGCGGTGGCCAGCGGACCCGACCGCCCCCGCGAGCCAGAGCATCCAGTGTCGATGCGCTCTCACCTTCGAGTTCGAGGAGTCCTGACCGTGGCCACTCTGCTGCGCGGCGAGGTCCGCGCGATCCTCCAACCCGCCGGGCACGCCCAGTACACCGGCGCCTACTGCCCGCCCGGCGTGCCGTTCCGCGAGGTGCGCCGGGGGCCGTACGACGGGAAGCAGAACATCGCCGTCCGCCTCGGCACCGACGGCGAAGTCCCCAAGCTGATGACCTTCGCCCACGGGCAGGTCGTCTACGAGTACGACGGCCGCGACAAGCAGAACCGCGTCGTCTACCGGTACGCGCCCAAGCTCAGCAGCGCGCACCGAGACGTGATGAACGGCGTGGCCGAGGTGTACGCCGAGCACGCCCTCAACCAGGCCCGAGGAGGCCAGTGATGGAGATCGAGTTCCGCGTCTTCGAGACGCACGAGTTCCGCGTCGACGAAGGCCAGGACGGCACCTTCGAAGGGGTGGCCTGCCAGTACGGCAAGAAGGACTCGTACGGCACCACGTTCCACCCCGGCGTCTTCCGGCGCGGCATCGACAAGGGCTCGTACGCCTACCTGTGGATGCACAGCCCCTTCACTCCCATCGGCACCTTCCGTGCCGACGAGCAGACCACCCTCCTGCACATCGGGGGCGCCTACGACGACACCCAGGACGGCCGCGACAAGCGGGCGATGGCCCGGTCCGGCAGCGCGCGGGAGCTGTCCGTGGGGTTTGTTAGGACAGATCTGCCCGAGTGGAAGAAGCTCGCCGAGATGGGCGACGAGGACCGCGCCGATGTGCTGGAGAACATCCGGTCGGCGCGGCTGGTGGAGGTCAGCCAGATCACCGCCCGCATGGCGGCCGTCCCGGGCTCCAAGCTGAAGACCGTACGCAGTGCCCTCGGAGCGCTCTACACCGAGACCGGTGAGCCGACCCTCGCGGAGCGGCTGGCGGAGTATGACCGCGAGCGCGGCCGGGACTCTGCGATCGCGTACGAGCAGGAACAGAAGTTGCAGGAGCGGAAGCGCCGCGCCGCACTGCTGCGTCTGACCAGCGTCGTCGCTGGCTGACGGGCGGATTGCAGCCCCCGCCCCCGCGCATCCCCCGATTCGATC